CTTCCTGGTACTCTCAGTTCTCCATAAAGTAAAGGAACCGGATCTCCCTCTTGTATATTTTGACCTGCGCCATTAAATAAGTAGTTTTCTGGTCCTTCGTCTACTGAAGGGTCTGGAGCCATTAGCTGCTGCATACCTGTCATTGCCAGATTAAGGGCGAGCATGGCTGTGGCTTTTCCTGCTGTAGTTGCCATCGCAGCTCCTATCCCTTCCATAGTTGTCATTCCAGGACCTACAAAACTTCCTGCCCCAATCATAGGAAGAACAAAAAAAGCAAGAACAAGTGCTGCAAATATCTTAGCGCCACCACTCTTTGAGCCCGCAGGAATAGCAGAAATAGTAATGTCTCCTGCTTTTATAGGGAGTAGCAAGTCTTCTTCATGTTCTTCTGCTATACCTTCTATTTCTAATGTGAACCCGACACCTGCTTCGTGCGCCTCCAAAAGATATTTCTTGAGTGTAGGGTTATTAGCCTCAATACACTTCATAACGTCGCTGTAGCTCTCGGCATGTACAGAATGAGTTCGCCCAAATCTGTCTCCAATATCTCCAACTAGATAAACTTTACGCTCCATAGCGATACACTCCACTTATATACTTAACCCAGAAAGGGTATATGTTCTCTCTGCAAGATAGTCTGTTTACTGCATGATGATAAAATATATCATCCCCTAAATACACTCCGCAATGGTTTCCTACATTCGCCATTACTTTAAAAATAAGTAGATCGTTCTCTTTCATAGTGCCGTCTTCTACTTTATGAAAATTCCAGGTTTTGATGTATTCATCTGTGAAGTAGTCTAAACCCTTATCCCACCAATCATCTTCGAATAATGCCCTTGTAGGTAGTTGTATCCCTATAGACTTATAATAATCTATGCCTGCCTCTAAACAATCTGTAACCCCGAACTGATACTCTCTACCCATTAAGGGTTTTTCTTCCTGTACTGGATCAAGTTTAACAAGCTCCATACCGGGATAGCTAAAGATATAATAAGGGATTTTAAGAGTATTACATTGATCTACATCGCACTTACTCGGTTCAGGGCTTGCATCTGGATGACTGTGTACAATTCCTACTATGTCGCATCTTTGCGCTATCGAAATATACTGCCTAGAGTCTACTATAAAGTCCTCTTCTCCTTCTGCTACGTTATCGCAAGGAAACCACTTTAAGGAGCCTTTAACAACTCCAAGTACCCCACAACCTTCTTTGGGATACCATTTTTCAAAGTGTTGTTCTATCTCTTCTAAAAACTGGATCACTTGTACTTTGTACTCCCTGGATAAGCCCCGAAAGGAAGTACATTAAGCGTGTTTCTGTCTCCTCTCGGAGGTTGATCAGCTGTTGCTGAAGCGATGGGTATGGATTGAAATCTGCACTTACACGAAGAGATCTCTTTACCGCATACGTCAGCACGAACCCAATATATAGATTTATTTACTGGAGTTTGGTTTGTAGCAGAAGAAGGCGCTATGTATCTCCATATTGTTTCTTCGTCTAAAGTGGCTCCGTATTTTACGTAATCTCCTGCAACATAGTCAGTTTTTGAACTACTATAATCTGTATATAAATAAACTTCTCTCCACTGATCTTCTTCTACGCCTGGCTCATTATTAATATTATCTTTCGTTTTAGATACAAATACTTTTAAAGAATGAGTAACATAATCAATAGGTGTATAAGTAGCGGTAGAGGACCAAGCAGGTGCAGTAGTACCAAAAGGTACTAAAGGTATATCGTCTTGCGTAAAATAAAAATGATGGGCTGTAGTAACGCCAGGGCTGTCTAAAACTACCATTTCTCCGTTTTTCTTCCAACTACAGGCACCAACAGGAGTACTTTGTGATAAGCCCTGATAAACCCAACTGCAGTACTTACCTACAATTACTCTTCGTGGTAAAGTTATGCCTTCTAAATCAAAAGGAGAGGCTAGTTCAAAACTGATAGATACATTATTCTCTGAACTAATTCTATCAATAATATACTCTCGAATAGGAAACTCTGTAGGTAGTGTGACTGGATTAGTCACGGTATTTTCTTGAGTACCATCTTTTAGAAACTTTCGAAAAGTCTGTCGGCGAACAAGTGTTTTACCAATTAAGTCTTCATTTGTAAGACCTCCAAGAGCATCTTTAAATACACTTGTTACGTTTGCCATGGTAATGGTAGGTCTGGACTGGGCGCCATCTGCTGCGATTTCCATTCCATCAATTAAAATTGGTAGAGCTAAGTAGGTTCTCATGGCGCTACCGTCTCTATCGAGGAACTGTACGTTATCTAAGTCCTCATCGAGGCCTGCATGAAAGTACGCATATGCTCCGTCTATCTCTATTTCAAATAGGGTTACAAGACCGCTATCTACATAATGGCCTTGTACATCTGATGCAATTATATCACTCATTATTCGTATACTCTGTTAAAAGTTGCAGTACAGCTATAGTATTCACCATAGTCAAATACCTTATTCCACGTGGGACAAACTACTTTAATAGTTGTCTCCCCGCCTTGATTTGTGTCTGGGATTGTAAAGTCAAAAGGTACAACACCTCTATTTGTGTCAAAGAAAGTTACAATGTCGTCAATATCTTCTTTTGTACGAGTATTGAAAGATAGGCTAAAGGTTTCTTTCAGAGTGTTGATACCGTCTGGTAGTCTTTGCTCATATCCGTCTCCAAAAGAAGCTAAACGAACCTTTGGTTGTGTAGCTCTCGATAACATCTTATCGGGAGTTACAAGTGTAACCCCTACTGTAAATCCTATTGCCATTATGCTACTCCATACGGGTTCAATATACCGCCTGATCGTTTCTGTGCTTGTAGTTCTTTTTGTACAGCTTCTGCAATGGCTCCGCCTAACTTATCCATGTCAGGGCCAGTACTACCTTCTGTACTGGTTTGTCCACTACTGCTTACATTAACAACTACGTTATTAGTTTGTTGTCCACCGTTCTGCATCTCTACAGGTATTGAGCGACCATTTGGAAGAGGTACCACTGCTTCAGTTCCGTGCAATACTGCAGGGTATCCAGCACCTGGGCCTCTTGCTACGCCTCCCGTAGCGTAGCCTGAAACTTTTTCTCCGTCTGACATAATGCCACCAGTTCTTGCTCCTGGTATGCCCATAAAGTTTCCGAAGGCTGAACCCTGAAACATCGAAAAAACCATTTGTTTTGCAATCATTGAGGCTAGGTCTGCTAAAATAGACATTGCCATGCTCGAGAATGCTTGCTTTGCACTTTGAGTACCTGTAACAATAGCTGCAAATGCTCCGCTCATACTTTGAAAAACACTGTCGCCCAAGTCTTTAAGCCCTGCTGTAAGAGGTTCTAAATCTGCGGCCTTCGTTATTAAGTCCGCGACTACTTGTTTTGCAGCTGTAAGAGCTTCTGTCTCTTCTTCACCAAGAAGCTTTATTATGGCTTCGCCTCTCTCAGGGAGAGCTGCTATTATTGTGTTGATAGAGGCTAAAACATTATCCATAACTTTAGTAGAGCCGAGAGACTCCGCTTGAGCCAGCAGAGCCTTAGCTGCGTCGCTGCCTGCAGGCTTGGTCGCTGCCTCCAGTCGGAACTCTTTTGCCAAAATTTCTCTTTCAATTTTTAGCTTCTGCATTTCCATCTGTAGAATCTGCATCTTAAACAGCTGAATATCATTATCTTCCTCTTGTAGCTTTTTTCTTAAAGCAAAGTCTGCTTTAATATCTGTTTCTGTTTGAGCAAGTCCTCCAGAAGCTACTGAAGCCTCTGCTTTAGCCTGAACATAAGAAGAATTCTGCAATAAACCCCCAAACCCAGGACCTCGTGATGCGGCTTTAACAGCTCTCGCACCTTCAGCTTTTGTTATTGCCTGTCGTCTTTTTGCAATACTAAGAGACTCTTTATCGAAGTCTAAAAGCTGTTTTGAAACATTCACAAGTTTCTGGTTAGATTTTAGGTCGAAGAGGCTCAGCTCTATTTCTTTTAGTTGCAGTTTTAGTGAGAGCTCTTCATCCATTAAGCCATTTTGGGTTCTGAGAGTCGCAAGGTTCTCTTTAATTATAGCTACTCGTGCTATTTCTCCCTCAGTTATTTCACCTCCAGACCTTTTGACATTTGCATATATATTATTAAACTCTTGTACTAAGCTAGTCTGCTTTTGTAGATTTCCTGTTTTTTTAACTTCCAGAACAGCTATAGCTTTAGTTACAGGGTGTTGCATAGCCTGTGCTTTTATCATCTCTCTAGCATTTCTTAGGCTCGCTATCTCGCTAGAGCGTTTCAGATCATTGATATCTTTTAAAAACTTTAAGTTTGACTTTATTAGTTTTATTGACTCTTCATTGGCCAGGGTAAGCTTACCTTGCATATTAAGCTTTTCGTAATTTGCTAGTTCTGCATTAAAGTCTTTCATGGCTTTTTCTGCAGTATTTAAAGGAGCTAAGCCTTGCGTAAAGGTGCTCATAGATTTAGCACTATTACCGCTTAGAACTGATATGTCATTTAGTGTTCGTCCTAAGTTAACAGCGGCCATACGCGCTGCTTCAGTATCTTTTGCCGAAGCATTTATATCGTTTAACATATCTCGATATGCAGTAAAAGCCTTCATCTTTCCGAATCGCTCTTCAAACAAGTCTAAGGCATCCGTTTGCTTAGTAATAAAGGCAAGAGCACTTTCTTGTTCATCAGTGGCGCCTGCTACTCTACCAGCCCTGCGCTTACCTTGGGGTCCCGAAGATCTTAATGAGTCTTTCTGATTTTGTATGTTTTGAGCAATACGAGCATCCTTAATAGCTTGCTGCATAGCCGCAGGTCCTGCAGATCCTGCAAGATTACCGATTGCTGCACCGAAGGCCGAACGGCCTGCCCCGCCTTCGGTAAGTATCCTTTGAGTTTCTACAAACATCTTGAACTCTTCGTTTAACTCTTTTATCTTATTTCGATAGTGTTCTGTAGCTTGAGCCGCACTACTCATTGCAGGCTCGGCACTTTTAAATACGTTGTATATCATAGTACCAGCAGTAACAATTAAACCAATCCAGCCCAAAGCCCCTAAAATTTTTGAACCCCACGTTAGCATGAAAGCCCCGAAACCTTTAATTGCTGCAGAGGCTCCTAGATAAGCTCCTTTGATTCTAACAGTGTTTTTCACTGCTTTAACTTCTGTTATATCACCTGCTACTTGTAGAGCAGTGTAGGCTTTTTGCATGTCTCTAACAATACTAACAGCTACACCTTTGTAGATGCCTTTTATGACAACACCATTTTTAGAGGCCCCCGTTTTTAGGGCGGCGTCCGTAGCTCTCATAAAGGTTGTAGAATCTCTAGGTCCCAGCTTCTCTCCTTTACCTACTTGTGCTAAGAGAGTGGAGCCTTTACCTGTTGTAGACTTTTGTGCTTGTAAAGCTATGCGGGATGTTGTAGCTAAGTAGTCTTTTTGACTAAGGTTGGCGGCATCAATGGCTGCTTTTATCTTAGTGTACTCTGCTTTTTGGATGTCTGCAGTAGCTTTAGTCTTAGCTGCAATGTCTACCATGTTAAAGCCCATTGCTTTCAAAGGACCTGTTAGTAGTAACGCAAAAGAAGCGCCCGCGAGTAAGGGTAAGTCAGTTAGTACTTTTGCTAAAGCTTCTGCTACAGGAATTAACATGCTCTGTATCTTCATCACGACTTCATCAAGAGCTACACTTAACTGTGCGAAAGCGTTTACCGTGCCGCCACCTGTAAGGTCTAATATCTTACTATACTTTCGTTCGGACTGTTCTAGTACTTCATTAACTACTGCCTGGCTTCTTTCAAATGCCGTTAAGTCATCAGCGCTTTTGTTTATAGTTTTTCCGTAATCTTCTGTAGCTTTTTTAAGTCTCAGAATAATACCCAATTCATCAAGTAATTCTGGTTCTGCTTTTGTAACACCTCGAATAAGGCGGTTGAAAGAGTCTGTAACATCTCTACCAAGAACGGCAGAAGCATCTTTAGCAGCTTTACCTAGACGTACAAGCTGATCAGCATTGAGACCTGCTGCAGTACCGATAGCGGTGGCCTGCGCTGCGTCTCTGAAGGCTACCTGAGCACCCGTAGCTTCCATAATATCTTTAGTCATGCTTTTCATCGCAATACCGGTACCAGCAGCATAAGCTAACTGACCAGCTTGCAAAGTTTTAAGATCTCCAGCTCTTTTGAAAAAACCAAAAGCAGCAGTAAGAGCAAACATCTGAGCAGCGAAAGCAGCATAAGCAGGAACTAGCACTCCACCCATACCTTGAGACATTTTCGAGAATGCCTTGGTAGAGTTAGAGGTTGCGCCTGCAACACCTTTTTGCTTTCTGCTGTAGTTATCAGCAGCTGCACCAGCTTTTTTTGTATCGTTGGTTACTTTCTTTAAAGTACCTTTATCGTCTACTATTATACCAACTTTTACGTTATTTGCCATTAGCCTTTCACATTATGGGTGAAATTCTTTCCACCGCCGGAAGAAGATTTCTTTTCTTCTGCTTTACGTTGCTTGTCTGCCTCTTGTGATCTATATTCTATTATGGCGCTTTCATAAAGCTTCATAATATATAACATTGTTCTAGGTTCTTGTACGTCATAGAGCTTGAATAAGTATTCTATATTGGACCAGTCTTTTCCGACATAGGTTCCAGACATACCTTCCCATCTGTCAGGTAAAAAGCCAGATATAAAAAATGCCACTTGAACCTCATACGGAAAATCCGATGGGTCTAGCGGCATCTTTTGTGGGTCGGGCTCTTCCCCTAATTGTTCGCAAATCAGTAAGTACTTATCAAGATCTATCTGATTAGAAGACTTTACATACTTCTCAAGTAGGGATTTTATTTCGCCTACTTGTTCCCAGTAAAATTTTCTAAAGCACTCACTGTTTCTGTAACCCAGGAGTCGAAATCAGTAGAGTTCTTCATAAGAAGCTCTGCGTTTTCTTGTGAGAAAGCTAGTGTATCTTGTGGGTCAAAAGCCGACACATCTACCAAAAGAAGCTCTTCTAGGTAACAATATTTAAAGCCTGACCAATTCTTGATAACTGCTTTACAGTATTCTAATAAGAAAGTATCTTCGTCAAGAAGTTCTTCCGGCTGACGAGTCTTTTTACTAAACTTAGTAGTAACACACTTTTTACGTAATTTAACTAACTCTTCACGGGCTAGGTAGCATAAATCAACTGTCATGCCTTGGAAACCTGGGAAGTCTAATGTTACAGTTTTACTTGGTGTCATTAGAGTAGCTAATGAAATGGGGGTATCGCTCATGTTTTAATCCTTATTATTAAATTATGGGAACAAAACAGGGGTGAAAAATCACCCCTGCTTCGATTTTCTATTTACATAGTATATTTCAAAAGACCATAAAAGTCAAGAAATATTTTTAACTATGTTATAGTGCTACGCCTTTGTACTCGATAACTACTTCATCAGTTCCGCCAATTGTAGAAGGCAGGCCATGGAAAGCAGTAGTCAATGAAACCACATCAGAAATATCATGTGCGGGAATTTCAAAGTGGGCAGTTGGGAAGCTGAACTTAACTACTGGATTAGTAGAACTTGCAGTACCGCCAACAGATAGATCTACAGAGAACGAGTTAGTAACAATACTTGTTGCTCCCATCAGGTCATCAAAAAAGTCTGCGCTATCACCAGCACCAGCACCATTCAAATAGCAGTCTAAAGAGCCGGAAACACTACGAGTACCAGTTACATGGCCAAGTGGAGTATTTACACAACCCAGGGTTGAAGGCGTTAAGAAAGTAATATTATTACTAATAGTAACACTTCCGCCTGTCAATACTAAGTTATAAGCACCTGCTCCTGCTCCTGGGAACGTGGCAGTGTCAGCAGCAGTAATAGCTACTGTGCTAAGACGGTTACGAATAAAGTTACTTGTAACAGAACAAGCAGTACCTTCATTAATTACGTTAGCAAGAGCAACACCGAGGGCTGCATTTAGAGCAGTTTGATCGGACTCTTCAATCAAAGAAGCAAAACCAGACCAATCAATAGTAGCAATACCATCAATATCAAAGTTCATAGTAGCTTCATTTACACAGCCTTTAGTCATCTTGTAGATAGTAGGGTTAGTAGCATCTGGAAACTCGAACCAAATGGTAGCTTCGCCGAGTACAGAAACATTCGACTCAGAAAAATCAATAGTCTGCTCAGTAAGAGTAGGTGCGCTTTGGTCTGTAAAAACACCTGCTGCATAAGCAGCTGGACCGCCCATAAGGGCCCACAATACTTCTTCTACTGCGTGATGGTTTGCTGCGGTATCCGCTGCACCTACACCAGCACCTGATGAAACAAAAGGACGAGCATAAGTTGAGAAAGACCATTCAGCCGGAGCCAAAGAATCATTAAATAGCTTACGACCACGAGTGCTTGTACCACTCATCTCATTGAGCGTAACTTCTACGTTATTTGTAGATTGTGAAAAAGAAAAGCCGTCAAGTACAGGAATATCCCACATCTTACCGCCGTGTTGTACATATACTTTTACATCTCTGCTAAAATATAGTTGTGCCATAGTTTATCTCCTATGTATCTTGAAAAGACTAGGACGTGAACGTCTGTTCGTGCCTGTATTTTCTAGTATCGAACCTCAATTAGCATCTCTCCGACACCTAAAGGTTCAAGTACACCCTCGTCAGTATCTATACTAACGATGGTGATTTGTTGGGTGTAATTAGTTACACCATTTAAATCGACATAAGCCAGTCTTGAGTTATTTTCCAAAACTGTTTCTACATCTTCTAATAATTTATCTAGTTCTAAAACAGAATCTTCTGCTTGTACATAACAACGTAGAGTTATAGAAAGGTAACGATCTTTGTGTCCCGCACCTTGATAAACTCTTGTTTCAGATCCTGCATTTAAGTGTACTGCAGGAAAATCTTCTACTTCATCCCAGAATAACAAACGCTTAGAAACGTTATTATTAAGATCTATCCTAAAGTCGCCTGAGCCGTTAATACCTGTTAAAGCTGTAACTAAGCCTACTAGTATTTGCGATCTTCGTGTTGTATGATCTCGTGCTGCCACTACATTCTCCTAGTGTAAAATCTTCCGATAGCTAACTCAGCTGCAATCTCTCGAATAGATCTATCAATTAATTTTCTTGGGTCTCTTTCTGGAGTTGCCCAAGGTGGGGCTCCCCCGCCCATTTCAAAAACCCCGTAGGGCTCTCTGTCATAAGTATAACCTATACTTGGAAATCCCTGAGGTGTTTGAGTTACGTCTGTAACGCGTACACTTTCTGAAAAACGACCTGTGCGATTTTCTAAAGCAGGTAAATCCATATTATTTCTTACTGTTTCAGGTAGCTTTCTATTAATAAGGGCTAGCATTGCTAAAGGGCTAAAACTAGTACTTCTACTCTTTGTCAGCTTAAGTCCTTTAGCGGCTCGATTACGCTTAACGTTTGTCTTGCCCGACTTTGCAGACTTACTTGAGACTTTACCTTTACCAGATTTTACGGAGCCTTTAAACTCCTTGTCAAGTTCTACTTTTATATTTTTGTGTTTTTTACCTAAAGATACCATTGGGGCCAGTACAGTTTTTACAACTTGTGTCTTAATACTATCAGAGCCTTCCATGTTAATGAGTACATCTGTATTAAAGCTTTTAGCAAACTTAAACATTAAATCTTTTACAAATTTCTCTCTGGGAGCGTCTACTGCACGGTTACTATACTTGTCTTGAAATTGAAGTGCTGGAACATACTCGGCTCTCAGATTTCCCTGTTTATCTACAGAAGTGGAGTACTCCATAAGTATTCCAGTTATCATACTTAAATGAGCATTATCAATTTGACCACTCTTTATTAAACCATCAGCCTGCGCTAAAACGTAAGCGTCAAACTCCCTCTTCTGGTCAGGAGTTAAAACTTGAGCAACTGCGTTTACTCCGCGGCTAGCACTTAGTGTAGAGATGGCTTGTCCTGTACCTGCACCATGCCCTCTATCTACCTTACCTATAATTGTCTCTACAAAGTTCTTATGACTTTTACGAGTGACTAAAGCTTGTATTATTTCTTTCTTGAGTACTCCTGCTGTAGAAAAAGAGCCTACAACAAAAGCTTCACCTTTTAATATTAAGTTGTATAAGTCGGGAGCAAATTGCTCTAGTCTTTGACCGACATGAGTATGTAATATATGGTTGCCTGCACTGCCTGGAAGCTTATCTCCTGCCAGCCACCTGTCGTGTTTTATTTTCGCAAGATTTCGAGCTTTAGCTAGGTTTTTTCCTCTTGGATCGCTGTATCTTTTAAACCGTTTTTTGGGCATGTGCCCTCTATCCATCATCTCAAGTATAATATTATCCAACCACTCTAGATCTTGTAGTATAATAACTTGGGGCCTGCTGGAAGCAGTGCTCCGTATCATTTTACCTTCTGACTCCAATGCTAAGCGTAATAGCTCATCAGCAAGATTAGCTCTAACGGATTTGGTAGACATTAAAAGTTCTTATAAAGATCCAGAACGCGTTTAATATGGTCTGGAAATGCAATATTATTGCGTAGACTGGTAGACGAAGCATTTTGTAAACTTGCTCCTGCAATAGTTTGACGAGTTTTATGCTCGTCTTTAAAGTAGTAAGTAATTAAATCAATTACGGCTAACTTTAAGTCTGCGGGGCAGTCTGTGTACCCTGCTTTATATGTAATTTTTACAGCAGCAGGTCCGCTAGGCCAGGACTTTCCAATACCGCGTGTGTTAACGCGATAAATACTATCAGTAGAAAAATCAAGATAATACTCTGTAGAAGGAATAATGTTGTAGGTATCTGCGAAAGTCTTTCGTTCTTCGACAGATACTACTGATACTACAGGTGTTTCTGTCAACTGAACTAAGTTAGTATCCCAGTTTATGCTAAATTCTTCTACTTTGTTATTTGTATAATAGTCTACTAAACTATTTCCACAATAAGTTTTTACTAATTGACTCACAGATTCAATAAGCGTAGTCAATACAAAATCGTGGGTAGTAGAAGTTATACCCTTTACGTCTTTGTAAGTTGCTAATGTGATTAAGTTTGCCATTTATAAGTCCATTAGTAAAAACTTAGGGGAG